ATTGATGCTGATTATATTGTCTATAAAAACTGTGCCAGTGCAGAGTACGACATTGACTTTGGTGATGATGTAATCCTAGTTGGAAGCCAATTTTCAGAAGCCTATGCAAACACTATTAGAGAAATCAATCGAATTAAATCAGAGTTCCTTGATCCTGATGTCATTCTTTTCTTTAGTGACTCTACTAACTTTAGGAAACAGGTATTCAGTGACTACAAGGGTCATAGAAACCGCAAAAAGCCCTGTGGTTACAAAAGAGTAATCTATGCTCTACATGAAGAGTATGAGGTTATACGTATGCCTACCTTAGAAGCTGATGATGCTATGGGTATTTATGCAACATCGAATGATGACTGCACCATAGTTTCACCAGACAAGGATATGAAACAAATACCAGGAACCTTGTATGACATGAAAGAGATGTTCACAATCACTAAAAAAGATGGTTGGGAATGGTTTCTTATTCAAACACTTGCAGGTGACCAAACAGATGGTTATGCAGGTGCTCCAGGGTTCGGTGTAAAAACTTCGGCAAAATTTTTTGGCGATAATGGATACACTTGGAATAGTGTAGTCAAAGCATTTTTACTAAAAGGTCTGACAGAGGAAGATGCACTTAGAAATGCACGATTAGCAAAGATACTTACAGCTGATGACTATGACACAGAACAATCTAGACCCATCCTATGGACTCCCTCCGATGCCAGTAACTGATATTACTCTTGAACAAGAGTTTAAATTAAAGAGAATGGAAGAGCTATTAAAGAAGTGTCCAGCAGAAGATATGATTTCTTTGTTTCTTCAACTACAGAAGACAAACTTTATTCTTACCAACAACATCAGTCAACTACTAACACAATGGAATCTCCCAGTCACTACACACGAGGATCTATAGAGGTCTGGGACTTTATAAGAGACCAAGGACTTAATTATCATTTAGGCAATGTTATTAAATATGCTTGCCGAGCCGGTTACAAAGATGCTTCAACGAAAGCTGAAGACCTCAAGAAAGCTATCCACTATCTTACGAATGAATTACAGCACACCACCACAAAGGAACCTGTCCGACCAAGCCACACAGTTCCGTACAGCGTATGGGATCCAGAACGCGAGGGAGAACCGGACTATGCAACGGGATTTGATCGTTGAAGAGTTCAAAGAGTTTATGTATGCAGCCACAGAAGAGGGCTATGAAAATGAACTCAAAGAACTAGCCGATCTTGTCTATGTCTGCTTTCAATATTCAGAGAACATGGAATGGGATTTAGAAGAAGCACTATATCGTGTACATCAATCAAATCTCTCCAAACTAGGTCTAGACAATAAGCCTATCCGTAGAGCAGATGGAAAGGTATTGAAAGGACCAAACTACCAACCACCAAACCTATCAGACTTAGTTAAATGAGCGAATTTATTTCTAGAACTGGACGTGTACAGGCATGGATTGATGATCCAACTGGACGTCTCCCGGTGTCGTGCACCGTTATGAATGTTGAAAACGAACTCGAAGGACCAAATGGAATCGAAGCATCATGGAGATTCGCTAGTCATGCTCTACGCAGAGGCGCGGGAGTTGCAATCCATCTATCAGAACTTGACCCAAGAGGCTACGAGAGAGACTCTGGCGTCATTGCGAGTGGTCCTGTATCATTTGGACGAATCTATTCGACTCTTAACGAAACTCTCCGAAGGGGAGGTAAGTACAAAAACGGTGCGATCGTTCTGCACCTAGATGCAAATCATAAGGACATCGAAGAGTTCATTGAAACTCCAAGAGAAGTATTACCTTGGGCTAAACGTTGCGTCAACATCACTGATGAGTGGTGGGATGAGATGGATGTCATTGTCCGACAGAAATTAATCAAAGGAATTAAAGCCGGTGATATCTGGCTGATGAAAGTATTTTATGAAGGAACTAAACGAATTAGAGGAAACGTTTGCCTGGAAGTCCTACTTCCCAGTAGGGGCACCTGTTTGCTGCAACACATTAATTTTGGGGCCTGTAGTTTCGATGACATCCCCAAGGCTTACGTTGAGGGGATGCAAGAACTTTGTAGCTTACATGCTCGAACAGGTGTTGGAGAGACTGGAGAATATCTCGATCCTACCGTTGATAGACAAGTTGGACTTGGAGTATTGGGTCTCGCAAACCTCTTACGTAGGTATGGCATTACTTACGAACAGTTCGGACGGGCTATCGAGCACTACCTTGGTAATACACCCAAAGCTACAGCCGCATACACCTTAGTAGAAAAGATCAATGAAGGTATCAAGGAAGCTTCTAAGGTTGCTCGCCAATACAATATGGTCAGAGCCTTTGCAATCGCTCCTACAGCGTCTTGTAGCTATCGCTCACAGGACTTAGATGGCTTTACTTGTACTCCAGAAATAGCACCACCTATTGGACGTAAGGTTGATCGTGACTCCGGCACATTTGGAGTGCAGACATACTCATACGGTGATGTAGAAATTGCATCAGAAGTTGGATGGGATAATTACAAACGTGTTGCAGATGGAATCATGCAACTCTATAAACGTAGTGGACTTCTTCACGGGTACTCATTCAATTGGTGGTCAGATATGACTGAGATGAATGATGACTTTATTGAGGAGTGGCTTAAGTCTCCACAAACATCTCTCTATTATTCATTACAAGTAATGGGAGACGTTCAGGATAAGACCGATGCTTACGCAGCACTTGCAGATGTTGATGTTGATGATTACCTGGACTCAATTATAAATGATGAACCTCAATGTGACTGTCAAGAATGAACCCATACGAAAGACTACTAGCGCGGAAGCGCAAATGGACACCAGTCAAACCTACTGCTGGTACATGCAAAGAGGGTGCGGAGGAAACTGTCCTCCGTGCACTTGCATTGCGACACATGGAACTACCTGTGGGAGATTTTATCCGTGATGCAATTAAAACCGACGTACCAAGTGGAGCAAAAGCTTTATTGGAGTCGAACATCCAAGACGAAATTAACCATGACATCGCACTGGGTTATGTTGCCGATGCTTACGGAGTTGATGAAAAGTTTGAGCAAGAAGCATTACGGCTACGAGATGCTTGGACATCGCATCCTGATCACACGATCCTCAAGGCGATGGTTGCCGAACGTGCAATATTCTTTGTTCTCTTACCCTTCTTTCGTTTTTGTGGTGACGCTGGGATGAGAAACTGTAGTGCCGATATCAGTCGGGACGAACAGATTCACGTAGCAACTAATTCAATTGTATGTAGAGAACTAAACCTTGTTAGTAGTCCTTCATTGGATAAACTACGCAAGGCTACTATCAATTGGGTGATGCAACCACTAGGTAGAAGCTCTGATAAATTTCTGGATAAAAAATTTTGGCTAGATTCTAGTGACAACCTGATGTATCAGGGTAAAGCCCCAGAACTAGCTGCTACAAAGTCAGCCAGGATGCCGAGCTTCTTTGAGCACAGTAATGTAAACCTTCCTCGTTATGCTTGATGCCATAAAGATATTGCAATGCAAAGTCTGCCACAAAGATGTAAAGGTTAATGCTAACTACCCAATCACAGAAGTAACCTGTCAAGCTTGTCATGCAAAAACTAAATATGCTTGAAGCTCTTGGCATGGAGACACGATCCATGGTCAAAGAGTTAGATGATAATTTTCCACCACTTACACCCAGTCCTGACGACACAATTGAAAAGATCATGTACCGCTCTGGTCAACGTTCAGTTGTGGAGTGGTTAATACAACGAATGGATGATTAACTATGGGCTCATTTAATAAACGATTTAAGGAGTTCTCTCAAGATAACTTTATCTCTGCAGAGGAGCTACAAGACCTCGCTAAAAGCTACTCTTATTATACAACTTCAGGTCGTCCTGGTGCAGACAATAATGACTCAGATGAGTACGTCCTGAATGATGAGAAAGCGTTTTGGAAGAAATTTAAAAAGCAGTACAAGAAAGCTGGTGGTGAAAAGCTAGGTGTTGCTGGTGTTGCTGGTCGCGCTGATAGAGACAAGCTAATCAATGCTTATAACAATCCTCAGTACGGTCCTCCAGTAGCTGAAAAAGAAAAGAAAGAAAAGGAAGATAATACATATAAAGGCTCTATTGAACTACTAAGTGAGGATGATCTAGAAGGTACACTATATAAACCTGAACGTAGAGATACAAGTGCCATAGATAAAAGGTATGGACTTGGTAAGATCCGAACTGAGATAGATGAAATAGAAGATAATGCAGCACCTTCTCCTACGCTTA